CCCTATAGTCATAGAAGCCCCAAAGAAGAATTGGTTCGGCTTTTGATAAATACTATATAGGTAGGATATAACATGGCTAAAAAATTAGTTGATACACGCAATTTACCAAACTTTGGAAAAGTAATTACCAATACATTTGACAGTAAATTTAGTCCGGTTGTTGCAACAACTGCTGAGTTAACTAACGGTCCATTTGGAGATCAAGAATACATCAATATTGGAGAGACTCCCAACGACGGAAGCGGTGATCCATTACGTGTAGCATTTGGTAAGATTAACAATAATTTTAGTAATTTATTCCTTACCACAACAGTTACTGCTACAGCATATACAAATGGATTAACTACAAATCAAGTTATATTTGAGATACCTGTAGCACGATTTAGTCAAGGACAATTTCAAATTCGTTCTAATGGTGGCGGAGATGACATGCAAGATATTACTCTTAGTGCATCTATCACTAATAATACGGCTGGTGTAAAATTTACAGGACATTCAACATTGTTCCAAGGAAATCCTATTTGTAGATATGACATGGATGTATTGGGTGGAAATGTTAGAGTATTGATTAATCCGATAATCAGTACACAAATAGAGCATTTTACATCAGCAATGGTTACATATCCTAATGTTATTGTTGTACCTGGTGTTGATATTGGATTGAATAATTATCCTGATGGTTATGTAATGGGTACTCAGGATGATTTAATATTAACTACTGAGTCATAATGAGAGCAAAAGAATTCATTAAGGAAAATAGGGCAGCATTATCGGTTGATGTTTCTAGAGCCTTGCCAGGTACATATATAATTCCAGGATTGCCTAATAATGATTTCTACAAACAATATAGATTTGGCGTAGCAATGGCAGGCGCACGTGGACAAATGGAAAGAGTACAAGATAGTATTCCACCTTATAACTTTGAAAAAGAAACACCCTGGGGTGAAAACATGATTGTTTCATCATATATGGATAAAGATATTACTAAAGATATTGATTATGCCATGAGAGAAACAGGCGTTGACGGTGGCAAAACATTAATTAGCTCTATGAAAAGTGAAGAAGCAACTGACGTAGCTAAAGGTAGCCCAGTTAAAGCCTTTAAAGGATACAAAAGAAAATGAGAGCAAATGAATTTGTATCCGAATCTAAGATTGGCAAAATAGGAAATAGAAAACAAATGGCCACAAAAGGCTTACACAAATTCCGTGATGAAAATTGTGCTGACCGTACCTATGAGTTGAATAGAATTATGATGGCGGCCGCAACAACTGATGGAACTTTTGTACCGGATATTGACGGTGAAAGCTGGGCCGGAAGATACAACATTTCAGTACCTTATACCCAACAAGAACAAAATATGTTATTGATGGCTTACAAGGCAGCTGGATCAGATTTTCACGATTTAAATAAGGGTGATTTAAAAAGTAAAGAGTTAGAAGGTACTAATACTCAAAGCACAGTCAAACCCTTTAAGGGCTATAAAAGAAAATAATTCAATACCCGGTTCTCTGTATAAGTAATTATATCAAATTACAGGAACCTCAATGATTGATATTAATAATACACTTGATTTAATCAAGTTAAAATTCTACAACGAATGGCTATATACAGCACACATATATGAAGAAGGCGATAGTCAGTTTCATAAACACTTAACATCTAAAGTAATCACAGAATACATCGACCCACTAAACATTCCAAAAGATGGTAAAATACTTGATTTAGGATGTGGTCCGGGTTATTTCTTAGACGACATGAAAGAACGTGGTTATACCGATGTTACTGGCGTAACATTAAGTCCGGGTGATATTAAGATATGCGAAGATAAGGGTCATACAATTAAAACATATGATTTAAGTTTTCTCCCACAAAAAGATGGATACTTTGATGAAAGCGTAGACTTTATCTTTTTACGTCATGCATTAGAACACAGTCCATATCCTATCTTTAGTTTAATGGAATATAATCGTATATTAAAACAAGGCGGCAAAATTTACATTGAAGTTCCTGCCCCAGATTGTCCCCGAAAGCATGAATATAATCTAAATCACTATAGCATTTTAGGTGAACAACAATTGGCCGCATTATTAGACCGCACTGGATTCAACGTCAATCGATTTGATAACTTTGAATTTGATTTAAATGCTCCTAATCCAGATGTTGAGGGCGAAACGATAGAAATGAAAGAAAAATACTATTGTGTTGTAGCTACTAAGCAAAGACCTTTAGATATTAAGTAATCATAAGCACTCTTCGGAGTGCTTTTTAATAACATTCCTGGGTAGCTCATATAAATACTTACTATGAGTACTACACCTTCACTAGTAAAAAATCCTTATACTAAAACAGTTTTTAAAACTGATAAAGAGTTACAGGATTTTATTAAATGCTGTGACCCAGTTATGGGTTATCTATACTTTATGGATAACTTCTTTTACATACAACACCCAACAAGAGGTAGTATGTTGTATCACCCCTGGCCCTATCAGGAACGATTGATTGACACCTATCATAGATATCGCTTTAGTATCAGTCTAATGCCACGACAATCAGGTAAATCTACATCAGCGGCAGGATACTTACTTTGGTATGCTATGTTTGTTCCAGATAGTACAATTCTTATTGCGGCGCACAAGTATACAGGTGCTCAGGAGATTATGCAACGTATTCGTTATGCATATGAAAACTGCCCCGATCATATCAAAGCAGGTGTTATAACATATAACAAAGGTAGCTTAGACTTTGAAAACGGTAGTCGTATTGTAAGTGCAACAACTACTGAAAATACAGGACGTGGTATGTCTATATCTCTACTATATCTGGACGAATTCGCATTCGTTAGACCAAGCATAGCCCAAGAGTTCTGGACATCTATTACTCCTACACTAAGTACTGGTGGTAAAGCTATTATCACAAGTACACCAAACAGTGACGAAGACCAATTTGCATTGATCTGGAAGGGTGCTAATAAAACAGAAGATGACTTTGGCAACACAACTGAATTGGGTGTAAATGGATTCAGGGCATATCGTGCTTATTGGAATGAGCAACCCGGACGAGATCAAAAGTGGGCTGACGAAATGAAAGCACAACTGGGTGAGGATCGTTTCAACCGAGAAATTGGTTGTGAGTTTATTATTGCTGATGAAACATTAATCAATCCAAACACATTATTAATGATGGATGGTATAGAACCTGTAACTCGTATTGGACAAATTCGTTGGTATGATAAACCTAAAAAGGGTAATATCTATTGTGTAGGATTAGATCCAAGTCTTGGTACGGGTGGTGACCCGGCTGCAATACAAATTTTTGAAGCAAATACTACTACACAAATTGGTGAGTGGAAACACAATAAAACGGATATCCCTAGTCAGATTAAACTATTAGCACAGATAAACAAATATATAGCAGAATGTACGAATGAACCCAACAACATCTATTACAGTATTGAATGTAATGGTATCGGGGAAGCCGCTATCATATCATTAAACGAATACGGGGAAAGCAACATCCCGGGTATCTTTATCAGTGAAGCAGGAAAAGGTCGTAAAGGCTTTAACACAACCAATAAGAGCAAATTAGCAAGCTGTGCAAAGTTCAAAACACTGGTTGAGAGCAAGAAAATGACTGTAAATAGTCGTAGTCTTATAAGCGAATTAAAAGCATTTGTAGCACATGCAGGCAGTTATGCCGCTAAGATCGGGGATACAGACGATTTGATTATGGCCAGCTTGTTAGTAACACGTATGTTCCAGCATTTAAGTGACTATCATCTTACACTAGAGACACAAATACGTGACCACGATGAATACATTGCCCCGTTACCCTTCTTTGCGGTTATAAGCTAAGACAAAAAAGATAAATACAATATGGCTAAAAATCAAGAATCAATAAACCGCTCATTATTTGAGCTATTACGTAGCAGAGGTTATGCTCCTACATTATTAGATACTTCAGGTAAGGAAATTCCAGTTCCTGAAGAAGCAGAAGTCTTTCAGTTTAAGTTTACTAAAGACGGGGAAGAATACGGTACAGTAACAGCATCTATCGATGGATTACATAAATTGATAATTTATTTTGGTGATGATGTTGCTAATAGTTCTAAGGGTGAAGGCTCTGATGATGATTGGTCTGATTTTATTAAAAAAGTTAAAAAATTCAAAAAATCTAAATTAAAAGAAAGTAGCGGTGACGATTCATGGTACAAGTTACTGAATCATTTAAAACGTTTTGCACAGCAACATCAGTTAAGTTTTGAAGTTAAAAATAGAGACCATTTAAAATATGATATGGCAAAAAGGGAACATATGAAAAAGCAAGAAAGAATATCAGAAGGCTACTATCCAATGGGTAAGAAAGCTAGTTACAATGACAATATTCCAACAGTTAAAATTGTTATTGAACA